ACTAAAGAAGAAGATTAAGCCTAAGACTCGTAAGTTTAAAGATGGAAAAGAAGTTACCTATAGTGATGCAAAGAGGAGAGCATACTACGATACATTTAATGAGTATGCGTCAGAGAGTGCAGGAGTAAATACTAGAAAAGCTTTAAGAGATATTGCTAGAAATCCAAAAGATTATAAGCCCTATAAAAGTAAGAAGAAGTGAGGGGTCAGTACATCTATAGGGAATCTAGTGAACCTATAGCAGAGAAAATAAGACAATACTTTAAGAAGGAATGGATATGCCAAACTACACAGAAGAAGCACCAGACTACAAGCCAGAAGCAACAAGGGAAGAGAAGCACAAACCCTTAAGAGATGAGAAGGGTAGACTACTTCCAGGACAGACAGCTAATCCATTTGGTAGACCTAAGAAGGACAAGTCTACAGCAGAACAATTTAGAAGTAATCCAAAGGCATTGGATATACTAAACAAAGTAATAGAGATAGCATCAACACTAGGTTCAGATGATGAGCACAAAGATGCAACAAGCTGTGCCAAGGTTGTAGTGGATAAGATAATACCTACACTAAAGGCACAGGATATATCAATAGAGTCAGATGCAGTTACAGGCTTTGTTGTATTACCAAAGGAAGAACCATCTCCGAAGGAATAATATGGAAGCCCCATGAGGGTGCCCAGACATTTGCCTTACAGGTCGGAGACATATATGAGTGCCTGTATGGTGGTGCAAGAGGTGGTGGCAAGACAGATTGTGGCATGGCGTGGCTGTTAAGAGCTACAGACCATCCAGAAGCTAGAATGCTAGTAATTAGAAGGAATGCAGATGACCTTGCAGACTGGGTAGATAGAGCACATAAGATGTACCCACACGCTAAGGTAACAGGGAAGCCAGCAACAATAAAGTTTCCCTCTGGTGCAATAATAAGATGTGGACACTTGAAAGATGAGAGTGCCTACACAAAGTATCAGGGACATGAGTACCAAAGGATATTAATAGAGGAGCTCACCCAGATACCATCAGAAGAAAGCTATTTGAAATTGATATCAAGTTGTAGAAGCACTATAAAGGGATTAGAGCCTAAGGTATTCTGCACAGCAAATCCAGGAGGTAAGGGACACCAATGGGTAAAGAGACGCTTCATACAAGGTCATAAACCAGAGGTGGCGTTTAAAGAGGGTAGCTCAAGATACAGAATGTATATACCAGCTACTGTAGACAACAACCCTACCCTAATGGATAATGACCCAGACTATGTTAATTTTCTGGACAATTTACCAGAGCCTTTGCGTAGTGCGTGGAGACATGGAGATTGGGATATATTTGCTGGTCAGTATTTCACCGAATGGAACCCTAAGATGCACGTCATACCAGAGACACTAGCTAATAAGTTTGGTTATGGTCAGAGCTTTAATAAGAAGTATATTGGTATTGACTGGGGATTTAGTGCACCTTTTGCGTGTATATGGATAGAGGTAACACCAGACAACAGAGTCTTCTGCTATAGGGAGCTATATGGAACAGAGAAGCATCCTAGAGAGTGGGGGCAAGAGATAATGAATATGACTGGAGATGAAGAGATATTTATGAGTCTGGGAGACCCTTCAATGTGGGCAAGAAATCCAATGAGCTGGAATGCGTCACACACACCAATGTACACAGATAAGTCTATAGCTTTGGCATTAGGAGAGTTTGTACCGAATCTAGTACCTGCGAACAACTCAAGGGTAATAGGGTGGCGTAATATGGCTCAGTTAATGCACTATAAGAAGGGAGTATTGCCGAATTTCTTTATTATAGATGGAACCTGTCCGAACCTAACAAGGACACTACCAGAGATGATAAGGGATGACAAGAACCCAGAGGATATAGACACTACACTTGAAGACCATATTTGCGATGCAGTAAGGTACAGCTTAACGCATATAGAAGCACCTGTTAAGCCAGCACCAAAGAAACCAATATTACAGCAACAAATAGAGCAATTATTAGAGTTTGAAGACAATGATGACACAATAGATTTTAGGGGAATGAATTAATGTACACTGGTAGCCCACATATAACAAATTTTACTGCAAGGCAAGCTGTTCACGCAGAGCTCCAATATGATATTTATGGAGCGTGTCCAGTTTATATAAATGTAGAGTACGATGCAACCTCTCACAATAATATGAAATTAACAGCAACTCCTTCTTTCCTTCCATCAACAGCTTCTACCTATGTTGGTTCATACAGAGCAAAACAAGGAAGATGGGGGATAGTAGAGAGAAAAGCAAGTGCTGGTGATATGGTAGAGGTTGTTCTGCAAGGAAGGGTAAAGTGCCCTAACTCACTATCAGGTGGTTCTGTTGGATATGGAATAGCAGGTTTTCGCATAACTGAATATGTACACACAAACTCACCAGATGACCACGAAAGACAGTTTTGTTTTCCCAGTATTGATTATTTTGACCAAGGTAATAGCGAAAGAAATGATATGATAAATACCCTTGGAGTAGTATCTGCTGTTGGAGATGATGGAGAGTATATTATATGGCAAGGCGTACAAACCCCACAAATATCAGACTACTCGCACGGAGAATCTCATAGGGTACAAGCTAAGTTATCAGGTACATACGATGGTGGTGATAATGCCTCTATTTCAGCAGGTGTACCAGTTAGACTATTTTTAGACGAAAATGGTGATTTAATAGCAAGGGGAGGCTTAGAAATAGGTCCTATTAATTCAAATAGTCACGATTTTATAGCAAATACAAATGCAGGTAACTACCATACCCTATCTGGTCATTGGGGAATCTGCGAGACTGGTGGTGCAGCAGGTGATGTTGTTGATATTGTTGTAGCTGGTCATGTTCAAACCAACCAAACAGGTGTAACCGAGAATGCTCTTTTGTCACATTTTGAAGGAAATGGAGATTTCTTTTGCTTGGGAAAAGATATTATTAAGGAGTATCACGACAGGTCATTCTCAACAGATACAGATAACTGGCTAGGATACAATATAGCAGACTCAAGTGTAAATGTAGATGACGCTGTTAATAATGCAATGCAGATAACAACAACAACGACAGAGGCAGATGAGGGTGCAATTTTAGCAGTTGAACATATGGAAACCCTAGTAGTAGGTAGAAAATATATAATATCTGTCACGATTGACCATCAAGGCAGTGGCGATATAACAATGAGATACGATTTAGGTGGAGCTACAACTGGTGATATAACAGCAACTACATCTAATAAATACCACAGGGAAGAGATAACTTGCACAGATGCCTCTGGACCACTTAGAATTTACAGTAAAGCCGAGACCACAGCGAGGACTATAAATATAGACAATGTTGTAGTGTATGAGAAATACGGAAACACAGTAGATGAGAATGTTGCATCCACCGAATATGACTGGATGCCCCACACCTATGGTACCACAGTTGACACCACTGGAAAGATATGTATTTTCCCAGGGGTAAACAGGGCGAGCATAAGAGATTTTAAAGAGCAACATATAGTAACAGCAGAGCTTTTTGGAGGCACTACCCACGTTGATGTAACAGCTAGACAGCACTCAGTCGCACTATGTGTCAATAAATTTGGAAAATTAATGGCTAAACGCTCAGAGATTCCAAGTGCAAATAATGACCTGTTTGGTCAAATGACAGTAGCTGACAATATGTGGGGACTTGCACTAGATTCAGGGAGCCCTGGTGATGTAATAAAGGTCCTTATAAGTGGGAGGGTTTCAGATGTAAGTACGAGCTCAGATGCTACATGGGAGGTCGGAGATTTATTAAGTCAGATTGACAAGAATGGAAAAAAAGAAAGAGTAACCAGTCAGAAATACTCATTTATAACAAGCGATGACGATAAAACAATAACAGGCTCTCCCAACTGGACAGATTACTCCCTTAATACAGCTATAGGTGGTTTTAATGTAAATACATCATCAGGTAGGGTAGAGATTACAGGCTCAGGCAATGGCAACTTTAAAAACACAGGTGGTACAGGTAAAGAGGGTGGGATACTAGCTAAAGCCAATTTTAGAGAGATGAGCATAGATGACACCACTTTTAATACAAATTCATATCTACCATATCGTAGAACTTTTTTAATGAAGGCAGATGTATGGTCATCAGGAGGAACAGCCCCAAATATTGCCTTCGCTGTAAATGAAAGCACAGGAGCAAGCACTAGAAGCTATATTCCTCGTGACGCAGATGGCTCTCACGTTGTAACGACAACACAAAAAACTTTTTATTCTTTTGTGCATTCTTATACTAATTCTGTAACTGGTAGCTATGAAGACTATATGACTATTTCTCAAACAAACAACACAACAGATGCGTGGTATTTTACAAATGTAGAGCTATTAAATATGCCATACGCTACAGCAGAGCATCTAGCAATATGCTTAAACACAGATAAGAAGGAGTGGTATATCCATTGATAAACAACTATAAAGCACAAAGAAACGTAAGAGCAGAGCTTGCAGGTGCAGTAGACCTAGGAGAGCCAGTAAGTCTATATATTAAAGAGGATGAGATTAAAATAACAGGTAGTAATTTGATAAATGATAATGCCTATAAGGATTATGCAGTTACTGGTGATGGAGGGTGGACTAAATATGGAGATAATGTTATTACGACTACCGATACCTCTATAAGGATAGCATCCGATGGAAGTGGTGATGAACAAGGTGCTTATATATATTTTAGAAATGGTACAAGGTCATTTATTGATAATGACTTAGTAGTGGGCAGACAGTATGTATTAAGTTGCTTTATGCTCACAGACTCTACAACTGCTCACCTTGAAATAGCAGGTGGTAATGGAGCTAATGGAACTACTGGAACAGGTCAAAAAGAATTACGATTTACAGCAGCAAGTGTAGATGGGCAATATCTAAGATTAGACCAACTTGACACTGGGGCTACTAAATATGTAGAGTTATCTAATATTAAGCTATTTGAAGTAGTAGACCACACCTACAAGCTAATGGCAGTAAATGACACTATCCCAGCCTATGGTATAATGACAGAGGCAAATGGAAATATGACAGATTTATTAAGCAGTGACACCAAAACTGCCCTAAATGATGTATTAAATGGAACAAACAATGTAATGGATTTTGAAGATGGTAGTGATGGATTCAATCTTATAGTAGCGAATGGATTTGCAAAGCCACTAGGAAATGGAGCCACATTTGTAATTAACTCCAATTTGGGAAGGTTGAGTAATGGTGCTGCAAACCAAGGTCAGGTAATTTTAGCTTTTACAACAGTTTCTGGAAGGACATATGATATTTCTTTTGATATAGAGGCAGTAAATAGCACAGAATTACAAGCATCTTTGGGTGCAACCAGTGCATACAATAGCGATGCAGCAGTCACTACTTCAGGCGTTGATAATGATTATCATTTAGCTACACGCTTTACAGCAACTGGAACTACCTCTTATTTATACTTACAATTAAATACAAGCACCTCAGGGCACTATGTTGATATTGATGATTTAATGATATATGAAGTTTTTGGATACGACTACTACAACGCACCAGCGTACAAATTTGGTATAGTCTCAAGTATATACGACCAGGACACTGGAGCAATGAAAACAACAGGAGCTGCAGGAGACCAGCTAGATGTAACAGTTCAGGGTGAGTGTAATGTAATAAGTGGCTCTAATCACACTACTGTTGCAGACTATCAAATAAATATAATTCACGCAAGTGGAGCTATAACTGATGTTAATAAAACAAGCGATAATGTATTACCTAATTCTGTTGGTGTAATTGCAGAGACAGTAACTTCATCTAAAACTCAGCCTATTATTCTCTTCCAAGGCGTAGAATTTTCAGAGCATTTTGTACACAAAAACTCCCTACAGGTAAAGGCTAAGTGTGATGAGACAATAACTAA